TACCTGTTAACCATTGCCAAATTTTTTTCATTTTTTATAAGGAAAAACTTTATTTAATTTTTCTTTTCTTTTATATAATCCAGGTCTAACCTTACCACTTGCTGGATCATAAAAATTATTATTTAATTTATTATCTAAATCTAAATATTCTTTATAATCTGAATTATCTTTAATACGATTAAGCATCATATTATATTGAGCAGATGCACTCTTTAAACCTTTACCTTTATATGGGTTAGATTTTAAATTTTCAATATCAAATGTAAAAGGAGTAACTTTTCCAGATTCATCTTTAATTGTTGGTTTATAAGCCTTAGTAATATCATTTATAACCTCTTGTAAATTTTCTAATGCTTGAGCTCTTTTATTCTCAAAGGATTTTATTATTTTTGAGTTAGTCTCTTTCATTGCATAGTTACTTACAACTTGACTAACATTACCCCTATTAGAATTTCTAATCCATTCCTTTTCTAAATTTGATAATTCATCTAAAAATAATTGTGCTTTTTTCTGATGGTTATCTCCCCAAGCAGCCTTCTCTTCTTCTGTAACCTCTCCACTAGCAATTCTCTGTAAGTCTTCTTCAAACACTCCTGTAGTACCATTAGCAAAATGTTTAATTGCCTCTGCAGCAAATGTAGAATATTCTACAGCTCTAGCTAATTCAGTCTCTCCTTTAGCTTCATATTTAGCTGCGAGTTCTTTTTTCTTTATAAAATTTTCACTAGTACCTTCTACAAATGAAGCACTTTCTGCAATAGCAACTTGTTGATCACTGAATGATTTATCATAAGCCTCTCTACCTGATTTTGTATATCTTCCAGACATAGCTTCTGATAATATACGTTGAGGTCCACCACCAAAGAATCCCATCATACCCTCAAGTAATGCCTCATCTCTAGAGGCAAAGTCTGCTAGTCTAGCTAATACATCTTCGTCATATCCAGATACATCTACTCCAGCATCTTTTTTAGCTCTATATGAACTTTCTTTTTGTAATGAACTCTGACCAATCTCTTCTACAGATTCTTTAGCACCTTGTACTATAAGGTTATCAGAATTTAAACCAGTTATATTATCTTTAAAGTTTTTAAATCTATTTTTAAACCCTCTTTGTTTAATAATATTACGAGTAGTTCCTACACCTTTCATTAGACCATGTAGTCCAAATGCATCAGTAAGTATGAAAGCTTTATTATATAATAGCATTCTATCAGCTGCATCTCCAGCAACCTTTTTTATTTCATCATCTGATAAATTTAACTCTCCTAGTTCTCTTAATTCTAATAATTCTTTTTCAGTTTCATCATATGTTTCAAGAGCCATAATCTTTCCTTCAGCATAGTTCTGAACATAACCTGCACCTAAAGAATTAGCTCCTTGCATTACTGGTTGATTCTTAATTAGACTTGACATATAGGTATCAAATCTTTTTGCATTCTTACTACCCTCTATGAAATTTGAAGCTTTCTTAGTATTTTTCACAGCCTTTGACATAGCAAGTACCCCTTTACCTACTGCACTTACTCCTTTTGAAACTACTCCTCCAGGTAAACCAAAACCTACGGCACTATCTATAATACCTCTCATTGAATCCCAGTAGAATGCTGGGTCAGACCAATCAAAAACTTCAGAAGGATTCTCTCTGTATATAGGCATACCCTCACGAATATTCTCTTTTAGTCCACCCATTGTTTCAGCTAACCAGTTCTTCTCGTTAGTGTCTAATCCTTGCATAGCTTTGACATGGTTATCAAAATCTGCTATATAAGACAAGTCTTCTACGGCAGTAGCTAAACCCATTCCTATACCTCCTACAACTGCATTAAATGCTTGTTCTAAACCACCTTGTCCTTGAGCTCTTAGTTTATTTACATCCTGTGTATAAACATTTGTTTTAGATAAATCTAAGTAATCTTCGTAATCTGATAAGTGATCTAATCCTAATTTTTCTGTAGATTGAAGATTTGAATATTTAGGAGATAGTCTTCTTTTCTTTTCTAGTCTTTTTCTTGCAAAACTAGTATAATCTGAATTAGGATCTAATCCATCTTGATTCAATAAATCTTTAGCCATTTAATATTTTTTATTAATTATATCGTAAAGTAATTCTGGAACATCCTCTCCTTTAGATAGAACTATACTAGCAGTGTTACCATCAACATCCCATTTAGTTCCTACTAACTCTACCCCATTTTCTGATCTTATAATATTTATATTTGAATAGTTCTTATATTTATTATTTAATTTATCAGATATTTTATTTACAATAAGCTCATTTCCAGTATTAATGGAAGTTAATTCTAATGCCTTATTTATAACATCTTCTTTTTGAGATAATGTGCTATTCTTAGTAACAGGTTTTAACGATGCTGTTATGTGAATATCTCTTAATTCTTTGTATAATTCATCATCTCCTCCAGATAAATTTCTATATAAGTCATCTGTAGTTGCTTGGTAATATTCACCCATTCCTTTTGGTTGAACAATAGTAGTTTGATCAATACCATCTACATCTTTATAAGTAAATGCTAATTCCATTCCATTTACACCTCTAGTTAAATGTATGGATTCTTTATTTATATTAGGAGCAATGGTTGACAAATCCATCTCTGCATCACCTTGTAATATATTATAATTTATATTGTTCAGAGAAGTTTGTAATTGATTAGCTACATTAGTTCTAGTAGAATTACTACCTGATGAAGCTCCTAGTATGATATCTGTAGATTCAAATATCTCACCTTTTGTTATATAACTATCTCTTTTCTCATTGTAATCATCTATGTCTACATCAATTAATTTAGCATATGCTTTTTTAGCATACTTCTCAATATCAAAATGTTTCTTATATGTCTCCATCATTCTCTTTTGGAGTTCTGGAGATGCATTATCAACATCATATTCAGCCAGCATTCTGAATGGAGTGGCATTTTTTGGATTACCAAAGTGTGTATATTCTTCAGCTCTTGTTTGAGCAGCTATACTTAGTTCTTTTAGTAGCTGAGGTAGTACTTGTGGCATTTTAATAATCTGATCAGAGGTAACTTCAGCCATTAACTTATCTTTACCAGTTAATGTTTTAGCAAACTCACCTTGCATGTACTCTTTCTGAGCTTCCATGTATTCAGCTTGTTTAATATCTGCTGGGTTTTTTGAATTTTTTAATGATCTTATTTTACTATTAAAATCATCTATGTTATTATATTCTCCGAAATACCCTTGTGTCTTACCTTTCTGAGTAAGAGCATATGCTTTCTCTGCTTGCTTTGTTTCTCTTTCTTTAGCTAATTGATTAAGAGCAACATCTTTATTAGTAGTATACTTCATTCCTACTTGTTTCTTTCCTGTCTCTAAGAAGTCTTTAAACATATACAAAGATTTCTCTTCATTAGTTTTTAAATCAGGTTTATAAGTATCAATCCATCTTAACATTTGTTGTCCACCAGGAGATCTTTGATAATCATCAAATTCAGAGTTAGCTACTTCTAATATTTTATCATAAGATTTTCCTGTAGCTCCTTCTTTAAAATATCTAGTAATATCTCCATCTGATATCTTATCAAGAGTCTCTCTTCCTGAAGCACTTATATTTTTAAAGTGTTTTTCTTTATCAGCATACATATCAACTCCTGCTTGTATTGTTTCTTTTCCACCTATGAAGTCAATTGCAAACTTTTTATCATCTCCTTCTTGATTCATGTAATCTGTGAATGATCTAATAAATTCATCATTCTCATAAGCATATTTTAATCCCTTTCCATCTTTTTTATATTCCTCTATTATTTTATCATACTTATCTTTTGAGGCTACACCTTGTCTAATCTTCTGAAGTCTAGGATCATTATTAAGCTTTTTCATATATGCAGATACTTCTCTTGCATTTTGAGGAAGAGATAAATCTTTTTTACTCATAGAACTAGTAAAATCTTCTAACTCTGAACGTATATTTTCTAATTGCTCTGTGTCATATTTTTTTAATGCTTTTTCATTAAGTAAAGCATCTTCATATAAACCCATTTCATCCGCAGTTTTATCTGCAGATTGTTGTCTTTGATTTAAAGCATTTTGCATTAGAGCTAAATTCTCAGGTACGAATTGAGAAACATACTCTTGAGGTTTTGCTCCGTAGTATCTTGATATTGCCATATTAAACTGTTTTGTTTCCTAGAAATATAATCTGCTTAGTCTTAGGGTCTATTGCGTATTGACCTGTATTAAGTAGATTCTGAATGTATTGATCTTGCATTTTATTAGCCTTAGCATCTTTATTAAAACCAGCTATTGATGAACCTATTCCAGTAAGTCCTGCAGCCATTGCTTGTTGTGAAGCAGCGTCACCTCTTTGATTAAGGTCCTCTTCTCTAGCTCTCATCTGTAAGTTTGTTTGATCAGCTTGAGCTTGTGCTTGAGCATTTGTATTTTGCTGTCTTTCATTTATAGATGCTATTTGTGCAGCTCTATCTTTAGTAAGAGAAGTATTCTGAGCAATAAGGTTACTTAATGCTTGTCCAGAACTTGTAGCATTCTTTCTAATGTTTTCTCTAGCAATATTAGCTGCAGAGTCATATGCACTATTAGCATTAGCTATGGCTGCCTTATAACTCACTTTAGCAGGATTAATACTTCCTAATTCAACTTGTTCTGCACCTTTAGCTCCTTGTATTATATTATTAATGTTACCTAAGTTCTGTCCTAATAACACTCCTAAGTCTCTTAGTCCTGTACCTTTCTTTTCTGGAACACCTACATTATAATCATTTTCATTGGCTAACCCACCATTAGTATTATTATTAATTTGTGATGCTATATTTGGAATATTTAATCCTGATTGAAATCCCTGTCCCATTTCACCAAAGCCTCCTTCACTTGTACCAAACCCTTGTTGATTAGGAACATTGATAGAAAGATTATTTAAATTTGCAAATTGCTGTGGCGTAGATTCATTTTTAGCACTAGCAGCTCGGGATGCTAATAATAATTGTTCTGGAGTTAATCCATACTCAGCCATTACTCTTCCGGTAGAAGGATTGATTTCTCCACCATAAGCTCTAACTCCTGGATTAGTTACTCTATCTTTAGCATAATTCACTTGTCGTTCTGGATTACTCCAATCATAATTAGCATGTCTAGGTCCCCACATTTGCTCTCTTACTTTATATTTCAATCCTTCACCTTCTCTTGCTAATTCTTTTGGACCAAAAAATCCATCGTTAGATATTCCTAAAATATCATTTATAGCAAACTGCTCTTCCATTAAATTATGATACTTTCCTAATTTTTCAGGTTTATCTGAATACAATGCAGCTAACTGTTCTGGAGATAATGCTACGTCATCAGGAAGAGGTTGTCCAGGAACAAAACCTTTATAAGCTTCATACCCTTCTCCTTGAGCAGCATAAGCATCAGCAGCTCTTTGTATAGTATTCTTTTGAAACATGCTTAAATATTTATTATTTTCAGCTCGTCTATTTGCCATAGCAGAAGGTACTTGTATTCCTCCAGGAATAACATTACCATCTATACCTTGTCTATCTGGAATATTTTTAGTTACTTGATTTCCCCATTTTTGAATTTGAGCCATTCCTGCAGTAGGAGCATAGTTTCCTATTTGACCACTTTGAATATCAGTAGCAGTTACTGTATCCTGAGGAGTAACATTTATATCATTTCCATAGTTTCCTGACATTCCTATAGAAGTAGGAGAAGTGTTACCTTGAGCAGCATAAGCTGCTGCTACATCTTTCTCATTTAATTGAGTTGGTGTACCTGGTTGACTTCCCTGAACCATTGGGGCATTGGGAGCTGCATTAGGAGTAGCAGCAACTTGATTCCAACTTAAAGGGTTAATATTTGAAGTTCCATCAGGGTTAATTGGAAGTTCTCCACCATCAGGATATTTCATATCACCACCTGCTGCAAAAGTCTCTTTCATTTTATTCTGATGGTCTAAATCCATTCTTTCTCTTTCAGATTCTTGCATAGCCATAAGAGATTTCATCTCTCTTTCCTTAGCTTTTTTATCGTAAGAGTCATTTTTTCTTTTACTATATTTAGCTTCTATCTTTTTAGAAGCATCAGCAAAACTATATTTCTTCCCTGGGATTTTTAATCTTTCACTAAAAATATAATCTTCCCATCTTGTTTCTTTATCTTCAACTTCAGCACCTTGTCCAATTGGTATACCACCATTAGCGTGAGTGTTACCATTATATTGAGTAAGCTCTCCTCCATTAGCCATTTGAGCCTGTTGTTGTTTCTGAGCAGCATTATTAGCATCGATAGCATTATCTTGAGATTTAGAAGAAAAGAATCCCCCTACTCCTCCAACAACCCCTCCAATAGCAGCACCCCAAGGTCCGAATGCAGCTCCAGTTGCAGCTCCACTAGCAGCACCTTGTCCTACTCCTTTCATATAATCTCCTGTATCTAACCCTTCTTGTTGTGCTACCCCTTGTGCATTTATAGTAGTCTTTCCCGCATCTGAAGGAATCATGTCTAATGCCATATTAGCTCCAGCAGCATAAGCTCCTACTCCAGGACCTCCACTTCCTGAACTAGCTCCAGCTAAAGGAGCACCCTGAACTCCTTGATAACCTCCCTGCGGAGCATGTAATTGACCTCCAATTACATATTTATTAGGGTTTTGAGTAACATCATCTTTAATACTATAATTTTTAAGTAGTTCAGAAAGGTTAATTGATTTTTTCTTTGCCATGTTTATTGAGTTAATTTACAAAAATACTGTAGGTTACGCACACTTACAAATATTTTTAAGTATTGTTATTAATTAATATAGTTATATTCATTCACCAATTTAGTTAGGTGATGGTCTAAAATTAAGTATTATATCATGTAATACCATTCTTTCATTATTATCAGGAGTATGAGTAAGTACTAATTTAATAAAGTAATCACGCATCCTAGGGTTATTAGTATACGTATCCCTAGGTATATTAGTTCTCCAGCTTCTAAGCTTTCTTATTACATTGTTTCCAACTGTTAAATTGATTACTCCAGAATCTTGATGATCATTAACTGCTTGAATAGTATCTAGTGTTAATGTTGATTGGTCTATATCATTTATAAACATTTCACCTTTATATTCTATTGAATCAAATACAGTTGATAAATCTTGAGCAGGATTAAGTATAATCTCTAAAGTAGAAGGATATACTATACCATAGTAATTATTCTTCTCACCTTCATAATGTAGGTATCCTTTATTTCTTGGATCTACAAATGATAAATCAGCATCACCACCAGGTAGAATAACAGAACTAGTTTCATCTTGTCTAGCAACGGTAAGTAGCTTACCATCTGTTTCTAACCATAATGATGGTGCACAACTTGAGAAGCTTTCATAAGCTTGTATAGCTTCATTAAAGCATATAGTGAAGTTTTCTACACTATCTAATGATATATCTCCACCAGCTTGAATAACTTGTTTAGCTCCTAAGAATGTCATGTAAACTTTATTTCTAACTCTATCAAATACACCGTGTATACCTGCACCATTTAATATTCTATCACTACTTAATAGAGAACTATTGTACCCTAAGAAATGAGAATGCAATCCTTTAACATCACTAAGAGGCATTGCTCCTCCAGTGTACTGCATCCATTTCTTTAATATTCCATCAAAGTGATGTACAGCAGCTCCACTAGGAACCACTGAGAATTTATGTTTAGTACCTGTGTTTCTTGATATGTATCCGTAGTCATCTAATATACCACCACTACCTACTGTTAAAGCTACACCATTTTCATCATTAATTACAGATCTATCATTAATAGATGCTGTACCAAATGCTCTGTCTTGATAGAATAAAAATCTATCCTTAATAGTAGTAATTTTATTAATCTCACCATATTGTCCCTCTACTTCTGTATAGTTATTAACTAACCATACTCTCCAACTATCTAATAATTCACCATCTAATTTAGTTTCAGATGCCCATATTCTATGGGGATGTTCTTCTACTAGATTATCTATAAAGTCAGGCGGATAAAATATTTTCTTTACATTATTATCATATCTATAATGGTCTCCTAAAGAGTATACAGCTTCTCCTACACAAGTACTACCGTTACTACTATCACTACAACTATTAGAACCTTTCAACCAATCAGTATCAGATTTATCTGCATAGTGTCCTGAGTCTAAGGAATCACAGTTAATAGGAGATTCACAAGGCATTGCAAATCCTAAGTGATACTTATAATCATTAACACCGAAGTTACCTTTATTTAAACTAGTATAATTAGTTTCATAAAACTGATAATGGAACATAGTAACAAATACATCACCTCCATAAGCTGTTATAGTTCTAGAACTATTATAATATTCTTTTAATTGTTCATAAGTACCTGTAGAAATATATTCATTTCCTGATCTAGCTTCGTAGGTATCACCACCATATTGATTAGCTAAGGTTCTATCATAACTAATTTCTCTCCACCAATAAGAGTTAATTGGAGTAGTATCTGCTTTAGGAGTATAAGCTCCTGCATTAGCAATTGTTTGTAGTGGATTACTGCTTGAAATCCAAGGTGCTAATGAATTACTTGCAGAGTAATACTCAAACCTATCATTAATATCTATAACTTGTTTTTGTCCTCCTACACCAGCAGGATCATCCTCTCCTGTAGTAGCAGGTGAGCAG